CACGTGACCAAGTTACGTATAAGACCTCTATTCATTGGCCAGCGACTCTACCTGTAGACGAACTAATTAAGCTCAATGAGCTACAGGCCAAGATGGCTATTGGGCTTGAGTCCAAGCGTGGCGCTCTGCGTGAACTTGGAGAAGAGTTCCCCAATGAGAAGATGGCTGAGGTATATGAAGAGCTAAGAGACGATGCATTCGATCAAGGTGCTCTTGATATGATTTCAGCTAACATCGCTGCCGCTGTTATGGCAATGACTGGCATGGTTCCCACACCAGATGGTGGAGCAGAGCCAGCAGTGCAAAGCGTCGGTAGTGGCTCAGGAGCATCAGGCGAAGGAGAATCGTCTGGTATACTTCCTGGCATAACGCCGCAAGGCGACATAGTAAATAAACTGGCACAGAGGGCATTCGGAGCTAACCTAGCTCAGCGTAGAATTCCTGATAACGACTAACCATACGGCATCACATATCTGACATATAAGAATGACGATTTGAGGATAATCAATGACACTTTACCCGACACTAGACGCATCTACCAATGAGTGGGTATTCGACAATGGGAAGAGACTTCCTGTTGTATCGGGTGGCGACCCTACTGCCGTTCCAGGCAGTGCTGTAACCATCAATGTACCCGCAGCCGCCCAAGAGGGCGACCCAGCAAAACCTGCTGAGACTACACCTACAGGAAAGACTTTCTCTACCGAAGAGGTAGAGGCTATCCGTCGTCAGGAAAAGGACAAGGTGTATGGCAAGGTTGAGAAGCTTGAACAGCAGATCAACATCTTCAATGAAGAGCGAGAGGCTCAGCTTGCACTGGCAGCGGAAGCAGCCCAGAAAGAAGAAGACGAACGCAAGGCTCGTGAGCAAGATGAAATGTCTGCTCGTGAGTTGCTGACTGCTAAAGAAGACGAGTTCGATCAGCGTCTTAATACTGCTCAAGAAGAGTGGGAGAAGAAGTTCTTAACTCTACAAGAGCAGAGTGATGCTCAGAGGACTTTGCTTGAAACAGAGCGCAAGTTCCAAGAGCTAGAGTCCTTCAAGAACCGCCGCATTGCGGAGGCTCAGGATGAATTAATGCCAGAACTTCTAGATTTCATTCAAGGAAATACAGAAGAAGAGATTGAAACCTCAATTTCGGCGGTAGCAGCTAGAACATCTGCTATTGTTGAGAACATGCAAGCGGCGCTTCCAGCGCCAATTGAACGTCCAAGGGGTATCCAGCCAACAGGCCAGACACCCACCGGGCCATTGGAAGCCAATACGGAGCAGCAGACATTCACAGCGGCAGACCTTGCCTCTATGGACATGACAACGTACGCAGCAAATCGTGAGAAACTAATTGCAGCAGCCTCAAACATGAGGCGCTGAACAAACTAACAAACTAACACGATCCCACGGAGGATAATTACAATGGCCCTTCCCGCACCTACGGGTGGAGCAATCACGGGTGCTGACCTTTCGGCAGTAACCACGACTGGCTATTCGTCTGACAGTACTCTGTCTCCAGCAATTCAGACCATTTGGTCTAAGGAGATTTTGTTCCAGGCTATGCCAGTGCTTCGCTTCGAACAGTTCGCAGTCAAGAAGACTGAGCTAGGCGTCCAGCCTGGTCTGACCATCAACTTCATGCGTTACAACAACCTAGAAGTTGACCAGACTGGCTCCGAGTTAACAGAGGGTATCCGTATGGAGCCTGTTGCACTCAGCGCCAGCCAGATCCAGATCACCGTCAAGGAGCACGGCAAGGCCGTCGCAGTCACTGAGCTTTTGCTCAATGCTTCCTTCGATGATGTTATGGCATCTTCTTCACGTCTGCTAGGTCGTCACATGGCTCAGTCCATGGACACTCAGGCTCGCAACACCCTTTACCAGAACGCAGTTCCCTTCGGTGGCGGCGCAGCCGTAGCACCGAATATCGTGTTCGGTCGCACCACAGCTTCGGCTCGTGGATCGATCAGTCCTTACGATCCAGGTACCCTCGGTACCGCAGCCTCTCCTGGCTACCTCTCCCCAGCATCTGTCAAGGACGCTGTTGAGGTTCTCGCAGGTTTGAACATTCCTCGTCTAGGTGACACTTACGTTCAGTTCGTGCACCCCAGCCAGAGTCGTGCGCTCCGTGACTGGCCCGAGTTCATCGAAGTAACGAAGTATGCCGCACCCGGTAACTTCATGCTTGGTGAAATCGGTCGTATCTACGACGTAGTGTTCATCGAGACAACCCAGGTTTCTCAGGGACTCACCGTTCCTGCTGACATCGACGCCGGTACAGGTGGCGATCAGGCTCCTAACACTGAGTCCTACTCCAGCATCATGATTGGTGACAACACATTCGGTCACGCTATCAGCCTTCCGGTTGAACTGCGAGACGGTGGCGTCATCGACTTCGGTCGTGAGCACGGTCTAGCTTGGTACTCCATCTGGGGCTTCGGTATGATCACACACGAGTCACGTGTAATCATCAACACCCTCGGCGGTTCAATCGCCTGATAAGGGCCATTAGACCGTACACCAAACCAACCAACTGATACAATGCCTGAGGGGGAACTACTCCCCTCAGGCATTGTTCGTTTAACTAAAGGAGCACAAAACAATGGCACGTAAAGCAACTACATCCATCGCAGAAGCACTCATTGATCCAGAGCCGGAAGAAGTTGAAGAGCAGCCTGTGGCTGTTGCAACACCAGAGCCGGAAGCAGCACCTGTCATGGTAGCTGTACCCACCACGAAGAGCGCAAAGATTAAGGGTACGTGGACAATGCACTGGGGAGCAGGCGAGCATGGTCTACGCAAGTTCGATTTCGTAGATGGTAATCGTTACGAGATTCCCATTGACCTGTTCGATTACTTGAAGCGTTCAGGAAACATCTACGACACACTCTGATCTAGGAGAGAAATGGCAGTCATCATCCCCAACGCTGGTGATACCACCAGTGGCAACAAGTATGAGGCCCTTGACCAGGCAGAGCCGGACGCTCTGGATTTCGAGGTTCTCGGTAACGCCTACTCTGGCGTAGTCAGCGGTTTGGAAGTTACCACAAACACTTCTAACCTTAACGTTAATGTAGCTGACGGCGTGGTAGTTGTGGATGGTGCTGTCTACTCTGTGACGGGTAACAGCACTCTGGTGCTCCCAGCAGCCCCATCTGATAACAGGTTCGATGTAGTTGTAGCACGTGTATCAGGCGGTACGGCTAGCTTAGCCGTAGTAACAGGCGCTGACAGTGGTACAAATCCGGCCTTCCCAAAGTCCACTTCTGTCATTCCTGGTGCTGGTGTTGCATCCACCAACATCTTCCCAGAAACAGATGTTCTCCTAGCGGCACTGTATCGATCTGGTACTACGTCCGTTACTACTTCTCGCATAGTAGACAAGCGTGCTATTAGAAACACCACCATCGCTTTCCAGGGATCAGGTGTACCAGATGTGTCTGATGGCACAGGGGCTGGCAATCTGTATCTAGATACAGATGACCAAGATGGCACAGCCTCAGGGGTGTACTTCAAGCGCTCCGACACCACGTGGGGAAGCCTGGCTTTGAACGTCGGTGCCCACCTTCCTATCGGTGGCATGTTCATGTGGCCAACAGATGCCTCAGCACCAGAAGGTTGCGTAGAAGCAGACGGTTCTAGTTACTCTACCGCTGTGTACCCAGCACTGTTTGGAGTGTACGGACACCTGCACGGTGGAACTGGACTTGTGTTCAACGTTCCCGACATGAACGGCCTGTTCGCCCGTGGTACCACAGACACCGGTATTGTAGGAGATGCAGTTGGAGCGGACAACACCACCCTGGCAGTGGCTAATCTTCCCCAGCACCGTCACGGGATGGACCACACTCACACGTTTACCCACACCCACGGTATAGACCACAACCACTCATCTACTACTTCTGGTTCTGGTGGTTCACACTCTCACACCGGTACAACCGACATAGGCATTGCTGTCCCGCACAACTACTCCGACAGCGGAATATCGTACTCAGCGTATGACTACATATGGCGTAACATCGTTCAGACTGGTGGTTGGCGCACAAGTGGTCCTGCTGGCGTGATGTTTGGGGACGAACCAGGAATTAGCCGTCTTAACTCAGTAACAGACGGGGCTTTGTGGGACGCAGAGAGAACTCAGCTATACGAAAACGGGCACAATCACACCTTCACAACTGGAGTGGCGAGTTCCCACACTCACTCTGTTAATCTACCTAACCACACAGGTAACACGGTATCTCAGAACACGTCTACCACATCAACCAGCAGTACATCTGACACAGATTATGAGGGTTCAGGTACAGCGTTCAGTAACGTGCCATCTTCACGCTACGTACGTTTCATGATCCGTGCCTCACTTGGGGACGATCCTACCTTCACAGGCGGTACACCGGCCCTGACAGAGGCTATGAAGGAAACCTTCGTTGTAGAGCTATACGCAGAAGGTGAATCAGTAACAGCCGATACCAGCATTGGTACCTCTTTCCGCATGCCATGGGCGGGTACTATCACAAACGTTAGAGCGGCTACAGGAGTAGCTTCTGATACCGGTCCAATCGTTGTGGACGTGAATGAGGAAGCTGGAACATTGCTTGGCACCAAGCTGAGTATTGACCAGGATGAACTTACATCCACTACGGCGACAACGCCCCACACCATCACTGACACTACCCTGGCTGATGATGCTCTCGTCACCTTCGACGTGGACAGTGGAGGTGCTAATGCAGAAGGCCCCTTCACAGTAACGCTGTATATCACCAGGAGTGGCTGATGGCAATAGTCCTCAGGAGGGCGTTCACTATACCTTCTTGGGCCTTTAGTATAATAGACAGCATAGAAGTCTACGTAGACGATGTTCTAGTAGCTTCTGCATCTGATGAGAGCAGTGTCGGTTGGGCTATACAGGTACTAGAGGGCGCTAATTTACAGCACAATGATGCTTGGGCTGTAATCCAAATAGGTGCAGACGAGGCCTTGGTTCTGTCAGCTTATGCGCCTACAATCACAGAGGGTCCGTCTAACGGTGGTGCATCTATAGTTGTACAAGACGTTACCCTTTACATTCCTGGTGAGATTTTGAACTTGAATGCTTCACCATACATTCCTACCATCACTGAGAATGTTAGTGCTAACTCAGCATCTGCAACACTAGTGCTACTAAGTCAGGGAGCTAGTGTGGCGTCTTACGCACCAACCATCACAGAGGGTCCATCGGGAAGCCCATCATCTAGCCCAAGTGCTACACTGTTCTAATCAAGGAGTAACATGTCTAAGAAGACCTACATAGTGCCTGGTGTGCACGATCCTATCCCGCCACAAGGACGTGTATCCGTACAGCTACTAGACCCAGATCGCCCCTGGAGAGTAAAGAAAGAAGTACGTGCAGAGAACGTAGTTATGAACTGGTGGTTGTCAGGTATTGATAGTGGCTTTAGAGGTGGTACTAACGACGAAGCTATTGACTATCAATCTCACTTCGCTCCCAATGCTGCCATGACAGAAGCTGGGTTTACCACGTTTAACAAAGCCTCTGTGCATGGGGGTCGCACAGGGCACTGGCCAGGTAGGTACGGTAACTACAACAACAGGTTCTGGGCATCAGATCAGAACCTAACACCTGACGCTGACAAACCTTGGATACCATCAAACGACACTGACGGTACGTTAACAGCGTGGTCACCTACAGATGTTATTGCGACTCTAGACGCAGAGCACTTGGCAAGGGGCACTCCCGTTGCTGCTGAGAGTTGGAGTAAGTGGGATCAAGCTCGTACTGTCATGGAGTGGGGAACTACCCAGGGCAACGGCACTTGGAGGTCTGTGGGCTTCGG